CACCAAGCAGGTTAAAGCCGCTAACATTCTGAACAACGGGTTTAACTCGGCGTTTAAGTATGGTGACGGTCAGCCCCTGTTTAGCACGGCTCACCCGCTGGTCTCTGGTGGTACTAACAGCAACTCCCCTTCGACCGCTGTCGATCTTAACGAAACCGCTCTTGAAAACGCAGTGATTCAAATCGCTGGGTGGACGGACGAGCGTGGTCTGCTGATCGCCGCTAAGCCACGGAAGTTGGTCATTCCACCTGCTCTGATGTTCGTTGCTACCCGTCTGTTGGAAACCAGCCTCCGTGTTGGCACTACCGACAACGATATCAACGCGCTGAAGAGCAACGGTTCGATCCCCGAGGGTTACACCGTTAACCACTTCTTGACCGACACGAACGCATGGTTCCTGACCACGGACGTTCCTAACGGTTTGAAGCACTTCGTGCGTGTGCCATTGTCAACTTCCATGGATGGAGACTTTGATACCGGGAACGTACGTTATAAGGCTCGTGAGCGCTACTCGTTTGGCGTTTCCGATCCGCTCGGTATGTACGGTTCGCCCGGTTCTAGCTGATAAATCAAGCACTTAGCTCGATTGGGGGCCCCGCAAGGGGCCCTTTTCTTTTCCGTTGACTTCTTAGCGACCCTCTAGTACATTACCTGTTACTAAGTCTCTGAGGTCAATATGGACACCACCAACCTACCTAAAACCCGCAAAGAAGCCCAAGAAACCGGAGCCGCCTACTACTTCACAGGCGAGCCGTGTAAACATGGGCACATCGCCCCACGCAAAACCAAGGGGGCGTGCGTCGAATGCTTGAAGATTGAATGGCAGAAATCCGCAGTAACCAGAGCGGAGTACTTTCGAGAGTACAACCGAAAAGAATCCGTCAAAGATGCCAAACATGAGTGGTACATGCAAAATCGAGAGGCGGTAGTTGAGCGAGCAAAAGCAATCCCACTGCATCTTAAAAAACAGTATCAATCCGCGTGGAAAGCTCAAAACACGATATGGGTTCGAGCGGATACCAAAGCTAGACGCCGCAAACACCGGCACGCTACTCCGCCGTGGCTGACGCAAAAACAAAAAGCCCAAATCCGCCACATGTACCAGATTGCTATCACGATGACAAAAACTACGGGAGAACAGTACGTGGTGGATCACATATACCCTTTGCGCTCAGACGAGGTGTGTGGGCTCCATGTGCCTTGGAATTTACGGGTCATCACACAGGCGGAAAACCTGCGAAAGTCGAACACGCTGCCGGATGACTCCGAAGCACTTGCGTTCTCCAAAACAAAGTGATATAAAGACGCATACCTAGACCACCCGACTTGCTGACTGACTAGGCAGACTTCCCTCAAGAGACAGCAAGTTTTGATTTGAGGAAATACTATGGGTTTCGCTACTCACCTTGGCCCTTGGCTGCTCGGTACGAATAAGTACACTACCGGCACGACCTCCGGCACGATCCAGAACATGGGCGCAACTGTTGTTGCCCAAACCGCTACTACAACGGTTAATGACACGACCGCAACTTTTGAGTTTTGCATCCCTGCTGGTGCGCAGATTCTTGAGTTTGTTGTTGACATCACGACCGCTTATGCTGGTACGACGGGTAACACCATCACCATCCAGACCGCTGCGGGTAATTCGCTTGCTACGGTTGGTGGTGCAACCACGACCCCTCTATCTGTTGGACGTGCAACAACCAATTACACTGGCGCTCAAGTCGGCACGATGCTCAACGTCGGTTCTACGGATCTGATTGTTAACGTCATTTATGCCTGTGCTGGCACCGCCAGCGGTGGAGCCGCAACGATTACTTGCTTGTATATCGTCAAAGGCTCTAACGGCGCGATGTACCCGACCAGTACGCAAAACTAAGGGGCTGACATGCGCCCAGTTGTTTATACGATTATCGGGGGGAACGGCGTTCAAACTGTATCCCCGGTGTGCCCAGTTGATCACTACATTTCTCCGGCGAACATTTCTTTGAACGTAGTGGTCACGGGGACGATCACCTATACGGTACAGTATACGTTTGATGATGTGTTTGCGGCGGGGTATAACCCGAATGCCGGTAGTGCAAATTGGACTAACCACCCTACGTTAGCAGCCAAGACGGCTACGGCGGATTCCAACATTTCGTATCCTGTTCGCGGGATTCGGGTTATTTCCCCGGCATCTCCTTCGTCTTCTGGCACCGCTACGTTGACCATCATTCAAGGTGGTGGAGCAGGTTTAGCATAATTAAGGGGTTGTAATGTCAGTTGTTCTTGCTGGAGTAGACGGCGGAATCGTCTTGCTTACGGAGCCATTTTCTGGCAGTGGGGGTGGTGTTTCATCTGTTACCGGAAGCGGAAACATTGCATCAAGTGGCGGGGCGACCCCTAACATCACGTTTACCGGGACGCTGCCAGTCGCTAATGGCGGGACAGGTGTTACAGCATCTTCTGGCGCAAATTCGGTAGTTTTGCGTGACGCTAACGGCAACATCACTACCAACGCTGCGTTTGAGGGGTTTACAAGCGTCGCTGCGTCTGGGACCCCAATCGTACTTACGGCGGCGTCAACCCCCATGTATAACGTCACGGGTTCTGGCGGACAAGTTATTCAGTTGCCAAACGCAACTACACTGCCAAACGGTACACGCTTTTCGTTTGACAACAACCAGTCTAGCGGTGCAATTACTGTAAACAATGCTTCGTCTACGCTAGTTGTTTCTGTTCCCTCTGGCGGATATGTAACAGTTACTTTACTGTCTAATGCAATCTCTGCTGGAAGTTGGGACAGGCACGACCAGACTCCGAGCAACGTTTCGTGGTCAACCAATACGTTTGACTACCCCGGTTCAATCACCAGTGCAACATGGAATGGCACGGCTGTAGCGGTAAATAGAGGCGGCACTGGTCAAACCACAACTACGGCTGCGATCAATGCGCTGCTACCGACTCAGGCTACCAACTCTGGTAAATACCTAACCACTGACGGTACCAATACTTCTTGGGCTCCGGTTAGCGGTGGCGGTTCGCCCGGAGGTTCACCCACGCAAGTCCAGTTCAACAATGCAGGAGCGTTTGGCGGTTCTGCAAACTTTACTTGGGATGGCACCAACGCCCAGATTGGGGCTACTGGCGCTTTGCGGTTTGCAGATACGGATAGCAGCAATTATGTGGCGTTTAAGTCTCCTGCGACGGTTGCCAGCAATGTGACTTGGACGCTCCCGGATACAGATGGGACTCCTGGTCAGGTTTTGAGCACAAACGGCGCTGGCGTTTTGTCTTGGGTGACGGCGGGATCTTCTTCTTATTTTATAGATTATTTGGTCGTCGCTGGTGGAGGTGGAGCAGGTGGTGATTTAGCAGGCGGAGGCGGTGCTGGCGGGTATATCTCGACCGTCTCTGCAACGGCAAGTTCTGGGACTTCTTATGTTGCAACTGTTGGGTCAGGCGGTACGGGTGGAACTGCTACTCGGCCTACGACCGGGGCAAGCAACGGAAATAATTCGAGCCTAATTGGCGGAATTATATCTGCAATCGCAACTGGCGGCGGGACATCGGTTGGGTACCAAGCCACATCAAGCAGGGATGGTTTAAACGGAGGTTCTGGTGGCGGAGGCAGCGGTTATGACGGGTCGCCGTACACGTCTAACGGTGGAGCGGCTACTTCTGGTCAAGGAAATGCAGGAGGAGCTGGAAACCCAAGCACATTTTTTATGGGTGGCGGTGGTGGCGGTGCCGGTGCAGTCGGAAACAATGCCGTAACTATAAACCCGGGGTCTGGAGGAAACGGTTCAGTTTGGTTGAATGGGACAACCTACGCAGGAGGCGGCGGTGGCGGCGGCTATCAGGGTGGCGGTCAAGTTGCTGCTTCGTCCGGCGGCAGCGGTGGCGGCGGTGCGGGAAGTTATTACCCAACTGGCGCTGGCGGTAATGGAACAATTAACACTGGTGGCGGTGGCGGTGGCGGGGCCTACGGTACTTTCGCATCAAATAACATTACAGCGGGCGGTGCGGGTGGTTCAGGCATTGTCATTATTAGATATGCAGGATCTCAGCGTGGCACTGGCGGCACAGTAACAAGTGCGGGCGGGTACACTTACCATACATTCACCGGCAACGGTACTTATACGGCATAAAATGGCACACTTTGCAAAACTTGACCAAAATAATATTGTTGTTGCAGTCAATTCACTTAGCAATAGTGAATTGATTCAAGACGGTGTTGAAAATGAATCCAAAGGAATTGAGTTTCTTGTGAATTGGTCTGGCGGCCACACAACATGGAAACAAACCAGCTACAACCGAAGAATCCGCAAAAATTACGCTGGAATTGGTTACACATACGACTCTGCTCGTGATGCGTTTATTCCCCCGAAGCCATTTCCGTCATGGGTTTTGAACGAAGAAACTTGTTTGTGGGGTGCGCCAGTTGCGATGCCTGATGACGGTCAGATTTACTACTGGGACGAGGCCACTACATCATGGGTTGCACAGCCAACCACCAACGTATAAACTACGAAACATCATGGCTAAATCCCCTGCATGGCAAAGAGCAGAAGGAAAGGACCCCAAAGGGGGTCTGAATGCGAAGGGCCGCGCGTCCGCGAAATCACAAGGGATGAACTTAAAGCCCCCCGCCCCGAAACCAAAAACGAAAGAAGACGCAGGGAGAAGGAAGAGCTTCTGTGCGAGATCGGCTGGGCAAGCGAAGATGTTTCCTTCTGCCGCGAAGGACCCCGAAAGCCGTTTGAATAAGGCGAGGCGAAAATGGGCATGCTGACTTGTACTCGGTGTAAAGTTGAAAAACCCGCAACGCCAGAAGCGTTCCCATTGCACAACGGAAAAAAGAACGGCCTAGATAGTTGGTGCCGTGCATGTCGGGCAACATATAGAAGTGAAAATTGTCGCGGTCGGCACAGGGATGTTATTTCCAACGAAGATTTGATCAGCTTAAAAACTACCACAACACAATGCGTAATTTGTGGTAGCGAAGAAAAACTTGTTGTGGATCACGATCACGTAACTGGGCAAGTTCGTGGTATGTTATGTAACCATTGCAACCGGGGGCTAGGTCATTTTCGTGATGATCCACTGCTGCTTGAATTTGCAGCGCAGTACCTGCTTGCAAACGCTGACGCCCCTGAGTGGAAAGAGTACTTGGCAGTTAACGGGTGATGGTCATGGAACATACTATTTGGAACGCAGTTCTTTCGGTAGGTGT